GCCGAGGTCACGTTCGTTTGCCACGAGCGCTCCACAGCACAGGGTCGCGATAATCTCGTGACCATGCTGAGGAATGCTCTGGCCGAAGGTGGTGTGATTCACACCACCGTCACGAACGGCGAAGGCGTCTGGGTCTAACTAGACCTGATGCGCGCGCCCCTCCCGGGGCGCTCTTCGTACAACTGCTTCACTATTCTGGAGATCCAGATGAATCCGAAGAATCGGAAAGACCGCGCTGGGAAGCGCGTTGAACGTGATGTACGTCAGAGTTTGACGGCCAAAGCCGCTGATCTGCTCCTTAGAAACTTGGGGACACCTAAAGCTGACGCAGCCCGCTACCATCTGGCAAGCGGTGACTGGGATAGCCTGGTGAACTTGGAGTTTGTGCCTTCCGCATATGCGGACGCGAAATCCTTTCGTGATGACTACTTGGTTGCGAACCTCTTTCGAAAGATTGAGGGCGTACCGACGACGTTTGACCAGGAAGGTATCGCTAAGCAGTCTCTCACAGCTTGTGAGAGTCGGAACGCGGAGACGAATCACCGCGTAGCTTACGAGAGGTCAATACCAATTGACCTGGTCGCACTTGTCGAAAGTGCGGCTAGAAAAATCTCGTGGGTTCTGGGTGATTTTGATCCTGAGGAGTGGTTCAGTAGCTCCAGATGGGGGCCCGGCGTATCTCAAACCGTTAAAGGTTCAGAGGTAGCCGCGTGCTATAAGTTCGGTAAGGATACCGACATCACACCATCTCTCCACTCACTCATTGGCGACCTTATCCCGGTTGCTTATCCTGCATGGAGCCAATACCTTCCCAGGTATTTCAGCTTTCGTGTAGGCAATGAGGTGATCTTCGTCGATAAGAACGCTAAAACAAAGCGCTCGATCGCAATTGAGCCAGGGTTTAACCTCTGGTTTCAGCTGGGATTGGGCGCGATGATTAGGCGTCGACTTAGACTGAAGACAGGTATTGACCTTAATAGTCAGTCAGAGAACCAAGCCGGTGCTCTGATAGGGTCAATAACACGACTTCTCGCCACCCTTGACCTTAAAGATGCGTCCAATTCCTTGGCGTATCAGGTGGTCAGACGACTTATTCGCGACGAAACATGGTTTTCCGTGCTAGACGCGAGTCGATCCAAGTATGGCACCTTGGATGGAGTGACGAAACGTTGGGAAATGTTCTCCAGTATGGGGAACGGGTTCACATTCGAACTTGAGACTCTGATTTTCTGGGCTTTAGGTGCAGCTGCATGCGAATGCAGCGACTTGGACCCAACTGTTAGAGTTTTTGGCGACGATGTGGTTTTACCAACTGAAGCGTGCCCTCTGTTCCTACGTGGCATGCAGTTTTTCGGATTCCAGTTAAACGAAGCCAAAAGCTTCACGACTGGTAGTTTCCGGGAAAGTTGCGGTGTCCACTATTGGGACGGGATCGATTGTGGTCCTTTATATTTAAACGAGGTAGTTTATGCCTATGAAGGCACCCGACCCCGGTCGGCTAGGGAAATCGTCAAGCTTCACAATCAAGTTGTCGCGTTGGCTTCTCGATTCGGGTCTAACCCGGACCGAGTTTTACCTGCGCGTGACTCTAGATTCCGTGAAGTTACTGAGTTTTGCCGGCGCCGCCTACCTTCTGGTAAGCGATACGTCGGTCCTCAGATCCTTGGCGACGCAGTTCTGCACGTTGATCAATTTGACGTGTTAGATACTCCCTACGGTATAGACCTCTCGCCCCAAGATTGGGGTTGGGAGGGCTTTTACCTCGTTGGTGCTGTCGAGACTGCTGTGAAGCGTTTCTACGACGGCCCCGGCCTACTATTGGCCGGTGTCCACAAACCCGAGAATCCGCCACCTGTGAAGGTCGCGCTCGGGGACGATCCTATCGGCGGGAATGATATCCCGC